CGGGAGTGGCACGGCTTGCACAACGCCATGAGATTCGACTCATCATGCGTCCCTCCATGATCCAGCGGCAGGATGTGATGCACTTCGGTCGCCTTGGTCAGCCGGCCTTCCTTTTTGCACTGTTCACACAGCGGGTGGGCAGCCAGGAACCGGGCACGTTTCTTCTGCCACTCTCTGCCGTACCTTCTCTTGGCCACCGGGTCACGACTGTATCGTTCATACTGGCGGCTTGCCAGCTTCTTATGTTCCTCGCAGTACCGTTCATCAGTAAGCCGGGGACAGCCGGGGTAGCTGCATGGCCGTTTCGGTTTCCTTGGCATCCGCATCACCTCCGTCTGTATTTTTGCGCAACAAAAAAGCCCCATGGGATTGTCTCCCACGAGGCTCATCCGGTTTTCACTTTTCCGCTGATTATATTATAGCACAAATGCAAGGTGCTTATCTCTGCTTAAATGTGCTTAAAAGTGCTTAAACCTGCTCAACTTTTAAAAAAAACACAAAAAAATTGCAAAAATTCCCTGCGTTCTTTTCAACGTGGTACGTTGCCTGATATTCAGGCTAATTTGGCCATGTTATTTCCAACGTACCTGCGTTGCCTATGTTCAGGCGATATTTGGCTATGTTATTTATAACGTGGCATGTTCTCCTACGTTGCCCGATGTTATTTTTAACGTAGTGATGTTGCCGATAACATGCTCCACGTTTAAAAACAACGAGTCCAATATTCCGTATAAAACTGCTGTTAATCCCTGATACTGTTACATTTTTCCGCAAAATATGACGGTCTTTCGTTATCTGTTTTTAAGTTGTTTTCAACGTAACCACGTTGACTATGTTCAGGCAGATCTTGGCTATGTTATTTGCAACATACCATGTTGTCCGATGTTTAGCCGATTTTTTGGCACGTTATTTTGAACATCCCATGTTATGATAAGTTGCGCCTGCTTTTCCCAGCTTAGCCGGATATTCTGACCTTAGTGCCACTTTTTTCACCTTAGTCAAAAAATCTGACCTTACCGCCACTTTTGCCACCTTAGTCGGAAATTCCGACCTTACTGCAAAATATCTCACCTTAGTCTAAAATTCTGACCTTACTGCCACTTTTCGCAACTTAACTGGAATATTTCATCATTATTGCCAATCTCCTTGCTTGGTGCAGAAAAAAACTCTCGCCCAGCCGATTGACTGAACGAGAGTCTTCATAAACAAGGAGGCGATCGGCCGGCATGCCAACCTTTCCCGCATTAATCTAACAAAAACGAACAAAAAACATTAATACGGTAGCCGATCACTTAACAACATTATAGCATTTCAACCCTGAAAGTCAAGACAATGCAACACTCCACCCTTCCAAAGACCAACCTTACTACCACTTTTGGCAGCTTAACTGGTATTATCCCAGCTTAGTGCCAGATTCTCACCTTAGTTCCAATTTTCCCAGCTTAGTGCCAAAATTCTCACCTTAGTTCTGATTTTCCCAGCTTAGTGCCAAAATTCTCACCTTAGTTGGGATTTCCCCAGCTTAGCGCCAAATTCCCACCTTAGTTCGATATTTTCCAGCTTAGTGCCAGATTTCCACCTTAGTTGGGATTTTGCCTGCTTAGTGCCAAATTCCCACCTTAGTTCAGATTTTGCCTGCTTAGTACGATTTCCCTTCCTTAACGCCAGTTTTCCCTGCTTAACCGCATTTTTCAACCTTACTGCCTGGATTCACCCGTATTACATCGTCTGGCATTGTCACACCTCCCCGGAAATTCACCAAAACCAATACGGCATCGTCCGACAACGTCACAAGTACCAGAAAATCAGCAAAAACCTGTATATCATTGTGTAAGATGGTCACTCCATCCCAGATAATCCGCTTATTATCGACTGGCAGAGTCGATAAATCTCCAAAAATCCGGCCATTTCTGCAAATCATAGTGTGGCATCGTCCGACATCGTCACAACTTCCTGGAAAACAGTCGATGCCCGTGCATCATTGTGTGGCATTGTTACAACTTCCCGGAAATCTGCCAAAGCCAGTATGCTATCGTCCGACAACGTCACAACTCCCCATAAAAACTAAAACGCCCGCCTCGTTTCCAAGGCGGGCACGTATTCATATGTTATTTTTTCTTTTTGGCGGCTTTCTTTTTGGCCGGTTTTGCATTGACAGCTTCTTTAAATGCTTTACCGGGTTTGAAGGCGGGAACAGTAGCGGCGGCAATCTTGATGGGTTTGCCGGTCTGCGGGTTCTTGCCGGTACGGGCAGCACGTTCACGCGCTTCAAACGTACCAAAACCAATCAGCTGTACTTTGCCTTTTTTGGCAACTTCTGCAACCGTTGCTTCGATGATGCCTTTCAGGGCTTTCTCAATGCTTGCCTGGGACATTTCAGCCTTTGCGGCGGCTGCCACTACGAGTTCTTTTTTGTTCATGATGGTCGCTCCTTGTTATTAAAATATTAGCGAAAGTGCATCAGCACTGGCTCTACGATTATAATATCAGTGTTCATCAGTGTTTGCAAGGGTAAGGCACAGCATATTTGTGAGAAAAACGTGAATTTGTTATTCGGCATCATCAGTGTCATCCTGTTCAGATTTAGACTTACTGAGTTTGTTTTCACGCTTAACTCCTAAAGACTTTGCTACTTTATCAATAATTTTCTTTTTCCGGTTAAACACGGCTGTGAGAGTTGGTAGCCTACCTGTCTTTTGGGCTTCGGCCTTACAGATTTCTGTCAATGTCTTTCTTTCACCGAAATACTTATAAATTAAGTCCTGTTGGGATTCCGTACACTTCTCTTCAATGATGTGGCGCACCTGCGCGACTTCCGGTTTCTCCGTTTCCAATTCTGGGAATAATACAGTTTCAACACAATCGTTTCTGTTATATAGCCTGTCCCAAGGATCAATTGCATAATCTTCATTTGGGTCTGCATAGTATCTGGTAAGCATTCTTTCAAAACGTGGATCACGCAGATTATTTTGATAGCTATCGTTTAAATACATTTCATGGTCAAGCTGTTCAAGAACGCGTAACCATTCAGGTGTTATGGTATTTTCAGCTATTAATTTTTTTTTAGTTTTAGTTTTTTCCGCCTTGCTTTGATTTCTTCCTTGTGGGTTTGTCCATATTCTTTAGCTTTCTTAAGGATTTCCTCCCTGTGAGCCCGGTAATACTCTGCATGGTATTTAAGTATTGCTTCTTTGTTTGCTTGATAACGTTCTGCATCGCGTTTATGTATTTCTTCTTTGTGTTTTTGGCGATATTCCTTCGCTCTTTTAATATTTTCTTCCCGGTGAGCCTGATAACGCTTTGCTGCCCGTTCACGTATTTCTTCCTTATGAGTTCTGCGATATTCCGCTTTCTGCTTAATGATTTCTACTTTATGGGCCTGATAATATTCCGCTTTCTGTTTAAGTATTTTCTCCCTGTGCTTTTTGTAATACTTTGCATTATTTTCCAGGATTTTCTTTTTGCGAGCTTTGTAATACTTCTTTTTATAAGTCTTTTTCTTAGGTTGCTTCAAATTCAAATACGCAAGATACTCTTCATTTGACATAGTAGCACTATACGGTAAAGGCCCAGCAGTCCCTTCAACGAGCATGAACTTTTTTTTACCTGATTTGGTGACTATCTGTCTGGCAGACAGCCTTTTTCCATATATGATTCTTTTTCGTTGCAGACGGCTTCGTTCTCTACCAATAAATAATAACCTTTCACGATTAGCCCAGTAATAATTATAAGCGTTCTGCTTATTTCGCAACTTTTTTTCTTCCGCAGACAATGGCACGGGTTTTATCGGCGGATGACCATGTGTTTCAATATATTCTTTTAAATACCTTTCCTTCTTTATTTTCCATCTTTCCCTCGCTTTTCTCCTTCTTCTTTCTATCCATGATGCAACAAATACGCTGAAAACCGTCAACCCGGTATTACGATCTTCCTTATCATATTTCCGGTAACCATTTTTTGTAATATATCTGTCAAACAGATTAATGAACTGATACCAAATGGCATGATCCAAATACCCCAATGCACTTTTTTCAATAACGGGCTTCTTAACCATCGTTATATTCCAGATTGTTATACAAGCTTCCTGGAAGAAATCCTCGAAATCATAGTCAATCATTCTTTTTACAAATATGTTCGAGCGCTGCCTGATAACCGGAATCATCATTCTGCAAAGCTTGTTATAGTTTTCGTTGACATCAATTCCCTGGTATATGAGGGCAACGATTTCACGCACCCTGTCTTTCAACTCAGACATACATAAACAACGTCCTTATGGGATTACCATTTTATTACAACAAAAAAGGGCTATGAAAAAAGAAAAAACCCAGGCTGGCTACACTGGGTTTCTTCTATGTATCCGAAATATGAATGACCGGAGGATACATTTTGATTATAGCATCCCAACCGTCTGTGTCAAGATGCAACTGCTCAAATTATGATGGGTTCGGCGGGCAAGGCGACATGTTTCATGGCGGAAGCATGCCACCGCCTGACCGAAGACTGGTCGGCATGAAGCTTTTCTGCGATTCCGTCCCAGGTTTCATTATGGATATAGCGGTAACGAAGCACCAACATTTCATTTGTGTCCGCCAGGGCATCTATCACACCATGCATCTGTTCCTTTAAATCTACGAACCTGTTGATTTCCTCATTTATTTTCTGCTCCATCTCGGCAATCCGTATGATACACTTCGCAAAGGGTGCTTCCGTCGCCCGGTTGGGATTGAACCGTTCTTCCAGACACGGGGAACTGACGCTTTTTGCCATCTCGCGCAGTCGTTCCATCTCCTCAATATCCGAATTAATCCTATGGTCAAGCCGGTAAGCCTGTCTGAAGTATTCTTTTTCAGTCATACTTATTCCTCCTGCAATTTATGTAAAAGTCTCTCGCCGTCAATATCTGTGAATAACTTGAACCTGTGCGAAAGGAAGAACTCTTCACACTCTGCCAGTGTATCCTGTGCATCCTTATTATCAGGCCGCTTTTTGAGTTTCTTCCGTGCCACCCGGTAATCTTTCACCGCCTGCCAAACTACGGCCTTCGCCAATTTTTCATACGGTTCGATTGGCATCCTACACCTCCAGCGACTTGATTTCAATGAATATGCCTGTCGGTTCGTCTGACCAGCGTTTTTCTACTATCTCCCTTACGACCTGGGCGTCGTCCTTCCAGAACCCGCACCTCGTCATGCAGTCTTTCAGGAGCTTCTGCAGGTTGTCGGTGTCGGGCCGGGTCACCCGCCATTCTCCGTTCTTATGGGACTTCCCCTTCGGGAAGAGCCAGATCGTCC